TCATCATCGTGGTACTCTGTAAATGTTAGAAAGAATTCGTGAGGACATTATTAATCATTAGAGCGCCGAGCGTGAGAGTTTCAATCGTCATCCGAGTAGCGTGAGTGCTTGTGAAGGGGCCAGTAGTGAATACCTGAGGTTGTTATGCAATTCCGCCGGGAATCGAAACTTCGTGTTGGGGCTAGAGGAGGAGCTAATCCGATAACGGTCTTGAGCTCATGGTCAATGCGGTCATCCGGCGCTGTAATCTCAGATTGCTCGAACCCCAATTGCTTGAGGAAACGAAACGATCTAGGAAAACTGCGCTGAAGTTCCGCTTCAACGTCAGAGTTCGTGAGCTTTCCATACTCTTGCACCTCTTTTAGCACGAGGTACCATTTGTAGGCCTGAGGGCCGTACAGGGTAGAATACAGCTGGCCGAGCGCACGCGTGGCTGTTTCAATCACGTCGGTGACAGTGTGCTCGGGGTAGACATAGCTTGCAAGCAAGTAGTCTGAGGAACGCCAGGGAGTGCCATTCAGGTTAAAGAATCCTAGAAAATGGGCATTCATGTTGTTAGATGTCACCACTGTCTTGACGTCGTTAAGCACCATGGAAAACTTCTTGTATGCGAAGTCCTTGAATGAGTCGAGGTCGAAGGGCCGGTTAACTACTGCCACGGTGTCGTCGCCATAATAGACGTCGCCTTTCGGGTAGTAGCCGGTGGAGTGGAAGGTGCAGTACCTAAAGACAATTGCGTTGACGAGGGTGTCGATCACGTTCGTGAAGCACGAACCCGAAGGAACACCTTGATCTTTGCGATATCTGGTACCGTCTGCCATTCTAATTGGCGTGTTGATGAAGTAGTTGACGAGAGCGTTGAAACGCTTGTGCGACTGCTCCTCCTTGACAGGCCAGATGCGTCCGTCGGACGATTTGATCTTGTCGAAGTGGAAGTGCGAGCGCAAGATAGCGAATACATCGCGTATCAGCCAAGCCGGAATCGTTGTGTCGAATTCCGACCAGTCTGCTGCTACAATTACT